TATTCTAGTAATCTCTTCCTTAATATCTGCCAATAAATTTCTCTGATTTGGGAACATAACATTAGAAGTTGGAGCTATTGCACCGTGAACTGTTTTTAATATAAACTCCAACACTTTATCAAAGATTGGTTTCATATACTTGGCAAGTTTACAAGCAGCACCACTAATTAAACTTTCAATATCATTCAAAACATTTGTAGCCGCATCAACATATGTTCTTGCGGTCTCTAAAACTTTATTGATGTCTTTTGTAAGATTATCCAGAATAATCTGGATGTTTTTCATACAAGATCCAACAGTATCATAAGGATCTGCGAGAGGAATTTTTCTTATTTGGCGGTCATTCTTCTTTACATCAGCAACCGATTGTTGATTAACAGCATCCGCATTTTCTTTTGTTGCTCCTGGTTGAGAAGCAGACTCTGGACTTTCTGCAGCAGCCTTTCTAGCAGCGATGCCATCAGCAACTGCTTTCATTACAAAGTCTTCTCTTTCCTGACCAGTTAAACCTCTTGCATTTGCTTCTGCTCTAGCATTCTGAGCATCTCTCAATTGCTCAGAAGTAAGAGATTTGTCAGGTCTTAAACCATACTTATTGAGTTTAACTCCTGGTGGTGGAGGATCTGTGTCTGCTGCTTGAGCTGGAGTTTTTGGTTTATTAATTACCAGGTCAGAATCGGGAACCTTCCTATTCGGATCAGTCTCACCATTCGCGGATTTGGCAAATCCACTAGTGGGACCATAGTTAGATTCCGTAGTTCCAGTAGTTGTCTTGAGAGCAGTTTGAGCGTTGTTGCCCAAGACTCCCATGATGACAGGAACTTGTTGATCCTGTCCATCAAGAAAGAATCCAAAAACAAACATCCCCTGTCGGAGATTTGATGTTTGCCAGGAACTTCCTTGACCACCACCTGCGGTGATGGGATACATGACCTGAGCCCAGGGAAGTTGATCAGAAGGAATTGTTTCTTCCTGCTGATCATGATATCCAATAATCCTTACTTTGTATCTTCTTCCCCAACCAGGAATCTGACTTCCAGATTCATGCTTTCCGCTTGCAGTATTATCACGCCAAGTAGCATCGTCGGCAATTTGGCCGATCCACCAATTAAAATGTGCTCCAGCAAATCCCGACGTAAATAGTCCTCCTTCTTCCATTACTTATCAATCTTCATAGATTCTACATTCTGATGCATCTGGGTGCTCATCACAAAACATTTCAAATGCTGTTGGATCACGGTCTTCATCTGGATGATTTGCTTGGTATTTTTCCAGATGATCTAATTCGTCTTCTACGTGACGACGTTGTTGAGGAGAAATAGTTGGATTTTCCAACATATCTTTATCATCGTTGATATGTTGTTGAATAGTTCTTTTTTCCATATGACTTTAGGTTGACTGTTTTCTTCCGTAAGAATCTCTTACTAGGTTTAATTTTGTCAAACAGTATTGAGTAGAAACGTAGTGGCATAAATCCGCTATAATATATAGACCCCCAGTTTCCTTGTTTGGTTTCTGATTTTTTTTATCTGCAGAGACCTCTGGAATATCCAAAAATATAACATCGCCAGCATTCAAACTAAAATCTCCAGGTATAGTAATGGTTTTCTTAATAGTAAACAATTGATTATATCTCATCGTTGCTTGATTGAGAATATTCTTAGGGTCAAAATTTTTCTCTTTTGATTTATCAATCTGTTGCTCAGTTGTGCCGGAGGGGAGAGTGCCAGTGTCTATCAACATATAAGTTGTTCTTGTAAAGTCATTCTTCCCCCCAATATTAAACTCGGAATTAAATACAGGAAGTTCTTTTCCAGCCAATTTTAAGGAATTTTGAAAATCTTCTGCCTTTTGTTTGACGACTTCATATTTACAATTAAAAGGATCAAAAAGAATTATTCTTGTTGAATAAGATCCTATTTCATCTTTTGCTTGAATATTGATATTGTTATCTGACTGCAATTCTAGAACTTTTCCATCATATCCCTCAGGAATATTCTCCCCTCTAGAATCTGGAGTTTCATTGTAGATTAATTTTCTCTTTGCTTTTTGTTCGAGAAGTTTATCAATGGATCTGAAATTAAAACCTTTGTGCGTTTCATAGAAAAAATATCCAGCAGTCTTTCCTGGAGAAGTTATGTTTGGCACTGCTTTTTTAGCTAATCGTGTGCAAACGTAGAGTGGTTTTTCCCAGGCAAAATGATTATAACTATTCTGCGTCTCTTCAATATTCAAATTTTTGGATGTTCCAAGAATTGATGGGTTAGTAAGCATATCTCTTACATGATCAGATATCTTTCCATCATATCTCTTACCAACTCTAACTAAATTACTAAGTCTATGCTCTTTAGACACCAATTCAAGATTTACTACAGTATTTTGAGTTGTTTCTTGAAAAGGTGCTATTGAGTTTACATATAAATCCATAGAGATTTTATTTTCATTATTATCTTCTATTGCTACTTTTGTTTTCTCTGTACCAACTAATGGTAGGCCCTCTATGACAGACTTTCCATTGACAGAATTTCCACTATCAACAAACTGCAACTGAACACGAATAGATGGTTGTAAGATACTTTCATAGTATCTCAGTTCGATAATTCCAGTGGATATATCAACTTGACCACTTTTATTCGAAGCGATGCTCAATGATCTTATATTACCAGACTCACCCTTCTTCGAAGTTAGTTGTTGATTTGCCATATCCAACGTCTAATATACATTATTTAGTGACCAGCTGCCAGGGATTCTGTAAAGTCATCCATACCACCATCTCCACCAATCATAATTGTCTGTGGTGCAGAATCTTGTGCAATGACGTTAATGATATTGTTATTGATTTGAACCTCTTGCATAGCACCAACTTCATAACTTGCATAGTTTCTTAGAACAGTTACTGCATCATTAAAGTTAGCACGATTCAACGCATCCAAGAAACCTGGAAAAGTTTTTTGCAGTGCTACAGTAGTGTCATTATCAAGTACAAATTCAATTCCTCTTTCGCCCAAAATTGCTATTGTAAATCCTCTGACTAGACCACCTCTTGAATATGCAACGTGAACATGATTTGAGTGAAGTGCATTGGAGGCAGATTCATATTTTCCAAGTCCCTTAAATGCAGGAGATCCATGAATAATCTCGACTGGTTTATATCCATTCTTTTTGTTCCACTCCAACAATGCTCTGATTACAGGTGCTTGCTCATCTCTTCCACCAGAACCAGGATGTGAGGGGCCATATCCACCAATATCAAGTGCTCTATTTTGATTATGATAAGAAAAATAACCGCGTCTAAATTGTCCAGGATGTCTTGGGTGTTGGTGGATACTACCAGTAACTCCAATCTTACCTCTATTTGCTTTCATATAATCGCCCAAATCACCAGCAATTTTAACACCACCAGTACCATAACCTGATCCAGTTCCTCCACCAAGAAAAGTTCCACCACTTGGACCTGCTCCACCTGTGGAAGTTGCTGTTGCACCAAAGTTAGGAACTGAACCTATCTTGTTTGCAGTGTAGTTATTATACCAACCATAATAATTGTCTCCAGGTTTTCTCTGAACACCACCACTCACACTGTAACCTCTAAAGTCAGTTCTACCTTGTATGAACTCTCTCGCATTCTTTTGCAGGGATGGATCCAAAATTGCAGCAGCAACTTTTTTCATAGCTGCTTCAGATTGACCAGCAGCAATACCAGCACTAGCAGCGTCTTTAATTGCATACCATTCTTGATTTGGTTTTCCTGTTACACCAGGACGAGGAAACTTCCAAGTAGGTTCATACTGCATCTGACCAAGAATCAAATCTTTAATTGTCTTTCCAGTATAAGCAACAGATGCCAATCTATTATAGATTGACTGAGCAACATCAGCCCATGCTTGAGGTTCCCCATCTTCTCTGGACGCAACAGCAACAAGTGTCCAGAAGTCAGCATCACCACCTTGAATATTTACTAAATCTCCAGGACCAGGTTCAGTAGGACCAGGAACACCAGCAGGTTTTGATAGTGGTTTTAATCCAAGTTGTTTTTGAAGTTCGTTTATTGCATCGTCAATTTTAGTTGAGATGTTATCTTCAAGTGATTTTGCAATGACA